TCTGACTTCGCAGCCAAATGAGCATCCTGGATAAAGACGTTGTGAACTTTACCTGTCTTATCTGTGAGCTGTGCAGAATAGGTTACATACCAGCCGATACCATCCGACCACTCTGAAGCAAACACTGTACCTGAGGCACTTGCTTTGATTGTTGCAAGTTCTTTTGCACTCCAGTCTTGCCCCCTGTGCGGCCTACCGTTACGGTATGGGGCTAGATTGCCGAACTCATCGTTGCGAAGTTTCGGGCTAAAAGGTTCAACATACTTAGTCATGGACTAAGTTTATCAAACCCTTTATTACGCTAAATCTGTGATTTGAGTCTTGACTGCAACAATTGCAGACTTAATGATCTCTATGTTCGCTGTAAGACGTTCAACTTCTTCAAGGTTACCTAAAGCAGTTGCAACAGTTTTAGCTTCTTCATTATGCCAACCTTCAACATTCAACTGTTCAAGTCGAGTGTTTAGTGTTTGTAGCTTGTATTCATTAGATACTTCAAAATCAGACATTATGCTGCTCCTAGTGTTGTTATTGTTCCTGAACTTCCACGATACTTTAACGCACCTGCTTCAACATACAAGATGCCTCCACCAGTCGGGTTAGATGATGGAACAGTTCCAGCGTTAGCGATACCAAGGACACCTGCACCACCACCCAAAGAGTTAGTTCCTGAAAACAACTGAATACTGCGACCACCAGCAAACAACATTGCAGATGAACCATCAAGACCAGCGATGCCCGAAGTTCTGAATTGGCCACCAGCAGTAATAGAGTTTAATACTGTTCCTGCCGAGTTTTGCCATTCCTGCAAGTTAGCCGATTGAGATGCAGCACCACGAATAACCGCACCAATGTTTGTAGGCGTACCAACCACAGCAGTCAAACGACCTAAACCAGAGCCAGTACCAAAAGTTCCGTTACCTGCAAGAGTTATCGAGCCACCTGATGAAACTGATGTGATAGTTGTACCAGCAAAGTTTTGTATTTCAAACAAGTTAGCAGTTTGACCTGTGATTCCTCTAATCAATAAAGGAATAGTTCCTGCTGCATCATTAGTGATGCTATGTCCACCGACAGTAAAAGCGTTCGCCTGATCTTCTCTAGCAACAACACCTAAATCAAGCCACGAATATGACCCTGTAACAGGGGCAGTGTAAGGAATGTACCCTAAGCCAGGTGCGGCAGCTGAAACTTGCATTACGCCTGCAGTGCCTGAGTGAACGATACCTGAGTTTGTGAATGGGAAGGTTACTGTGCCTGAGAATGTTGGGGATGCTAACGGTGCTTTCAACGCTAAATCAGATACTAGATTTGTTACTTGACTTTGAGTCACTGTCCCTGAAATGTTTGCAACTGTTCCTGCAGCGTAATCACTAACTTGACTGCGTGTTATTGAACCTGAAATGCTGACTGAAGTTCCCGAGGTTGTCGCAAATACTGCTGTACCTGATGTTGTCGCAAATCCTGCACTAGCAACTGTGCCTGAAGTAAAGTCGCTGATTTGTGATCGTGTGATTGCTGAACCTGACACGTTTACAGCTGTAGAAGCATTAGTCGCAAAATCTGCTGTGCCTGACGTTGTTGCATACACTGCAGTGCCGGATTGTTGTGCAGTGCTTGCCGATGTTACAGTTCCTGAAGTAAAGTCGCTCACTTGAGATTTAGTGATTGTGCCTGAAATAGTTGTTGAAGTCCCTGCAGTTGTGGCAAACACAGCTGTACCTGAATTAGTCGCATAAACAGCCGTACCAGAGTTCACAGCATAAACAGCAGTCCCAGCCTGTTGAGCAGTACCTGCACTTGTGACCGTACCTGAAGTAAAGTCTGAAACCTGACTTTTAGTAATACTAAGCAACGCCTGATTGATACCCACAATCGCTGAACCTGCAGATCCAATATTTGTTATAGGCGAAACAACAGAAACGACACCTGAAAGACCTGGAGTACCCTGAACACCCACATTATTAAGTTCAATCTCAACAACATTCTCTGTAACAGTTACAGTCGTTGTATCAGTAGTAGTTGTTATGTTTGTGTTACTCATCTAGTCACATTCCCTACAACATTGAAAGAACCCTGCAAAAGTCTTGTAACCTGACCATCGCCAGCCTGAAGTTCAAGGTCATAAGCAAAACTGCCTGCACTTACTGCAGCTGATTGAGCGTTTGTTATAGTCAAATCTATTGTGCCTGCAGTACCACCCAAAACAATACCTGAACCACCTGTTGACAAAGATAGAAGTGTGGCTGTTGCATCGGCTGCTTCACGAACCTGCATGCGAGCAGTGTAGTTAGTCCAGTTCAACGCTGTACCGCCCTGACTTACAACAAATTGCTGGTCAAAGTCTGCACCTTGAAAACAAGTGATGTCAAACGTGCCTGGTGTAATCATTAGAAACCCATTCCTTTAGTGACAATCAAAATAACGCCTGAAGTGATGACTGCGGTAATCAAAGCTGGAACCCATGCGTTCCTATTGATTTGTTTCTCTAACTCTCTAATACGAGTCTCATGATCGCGAGATGACTCAAGTATTTGAATACTGTTTGCTTTCAAGATTTCAATGTCTCTAACAATCTGCAACAGTAGAGTCTGATTTGTAGGTTTAGTAGGTTCACTCATCTGCAGTTAGCTCCTGCGAACAGAAACAACAAATAACAGGAATACCGTCAGGATGTGGCGTGTGCTTCTCATCACCCATAGGGCAACCTACAGTTTTACAAGTAATAATTGTCATTATCCTGCAGCCGTTCCACTAGTCATTTGAACCGCAAAACCTGTAACAATCGCTGAAGCAGCTGAAGTGGTATCCCCATTATTTCTGACGTTGATTGTTGCTGTACCTGCACCAATAGCAGACACAAAAGCAGTTAGAAAAGGTGAACTTGTTGACACTGTAACAATCGGGGCAACGCTAAACCTTGAAGCAGGAAACACGACAGCAACAGCGGTAGCAGTAACGTTAGGGGCAACAGTAGCAGCTTGAACATAGGTAAACGCTGAACTCGCATAAGGCAACTTGTCAAAGTTGCTGTTTAGATCGCTAGCGGTCAACACCTCGCCAATAGTAAACACTTTAGTTGCAGCCATAATTATTCTCCTAAACCCTTATTTTACTATGCCAAAGTACCTGTGTCGAAAACAGCCAGATAAGGCGAATCAAGTCTAAGGGGAAGGTTATCTAACGAAGCCAAGTTCAATGTCAAAGAATCACGTTCAACATCAACGTTAGCGTTCACACCTAACACTTGATAAAACTTATCTACAACACCGCCCTGAGCTGAAGGTTGAAAACAAACCCTAACAACATCACGAATCTCAATACCCAAAACCGCTGTTTGTTGACTTGTAGTTAAAGACTCTAAAGCAACAGTCAACGCTTGAGCTCGATACTCTGGCCTTCGGAACTCACCTAGAAACGCTGAAGCAATCTCTGCAGGTCTAGTAAGTGATGTTGTCAAATTATCTGTCTGAGCATAGCCACGCAAACCATACAAAGATTGACTAGCAGTATCGGAAACTGTGGCTGTAGCGTTTACACCTGCAACCTGAATCTGATTGTAAAGTTGCTCCGAAGCGTAAACAACCTCAAGATTAGTAAAAGGAATACCGGTACCGTTACCGTAGGCTGTGCCTTGACTGTTTGCATCAGCAAAAGTTATTAGAACAGGGTTAGAGATAGCCGAAGCAACGCTTGTCAATAAACCTGACTCACTCGCATACGGTACACCTGACCAGGCAACCTCATAAGCTGTTGAAGCAGACGAAGTATAAGGGTTATACGATCCGTCAAAATAGTTCACGCTAGTGCCTGCAGGCTCAATGATAAAAGCCTCACCTGCAACAGTAAAAGTAGTTCCACCTGTAACGATTGCCGCAAATTGCACTCCACCTACGGAAGTACCTGCTGCAGTCAAAGATGTCTGATAGTTCACCCATTGAGTTGTTGCAGTTGAAGAAACAGTTATGGTAGTGCCATCCGTCTGATTACCTGTGTTATCAAGTAGATAAGCCTGAATAGTGTAAGTACCTGAAACGCCTCGAAGCGAACCTGCAAAAGTGTAGGTCAAACCAGTGTTGTTGTATCTGCCTGAATCAACATCAATATATTCAAAACCCACATAAGAATCTGCAGGGACAGTAGGGTCAACGACAGTGCCACCACGCCAAACAGTGCCACCATACAAACTAGGTGTAGCTGTAGCAGGTGTACCAATCAAACGCCAACCACTATCTAAAGCACCGTCATAGAAAGTTGCTGTAGCAGGATAAGCAACAAAGTTGTATCGCATACTGTTAGTCCAGTTATAGTTTGTGAAGCTACGATCTTTGAGTTGCATTACCGCTGAAGCGTTGCTGTAAAAGTCTGCAGGTTCACTTCTAGCAACATTCTGCAGATAACTTAGAACGTTATCCCCAGGTTCATTTACGTCATAACCGAGCAACGTCAAACCACCACGAACCCCAGCGTATTCAGCTGCACCAAAACCGTTATAGTTCATCACAGTCTTGATACGCTCACCTGTGCTTTCAACCTGCCAAGCAGTGCCACCGGTAAACGTAGCGTTACTAACTCGATACATCATGTCTAAAGCTGACACTGTAGCTGTAGCATCAAACCCTGCATCTTCATAGTTGAAGTCCCAGTCTTGAACAAACCCTGTGAAGCGTCTAATACCGTTACTGCTTACCCTGATACGCCCTGCAGGTTGAACGATAGTGTAACCACCAGCCGAATACCATAAAGGCGAAGAAGTGTTTAAAGGGTCAAAGACACGAGCATTATTTAGAAAAGTAACTGTAACGCTGCCTGCACTAA